GCCCGGCACCATTCGCGGCATGATCGCTGTGGCGAAGCGGGCGCAAGCTCTTGACGCTGCGGCCTGACACGGGCGGGGGCTTCGGCCCCCTTGCCTTCGCGGGTTTCTTCTGTAATATCAATAGCAAGGGCTGCGCCCTAGGGGTTCTGAAATGATTGTAACGTCTATCAGTTGGGTGGAAGTGGGCTTCCTGGGTGAGGGCGAATATCTCCCCGGCTCCAAGGCAACGTGGGATCACCCGGGCGACGCTCCAGAGGTGGAGCTGGTGGAAGTCTCCAGCCTGTTCGTTATGGTCGGCGGGGAACAACGGGATCTGCTGGCGGGAATTGATCGCAAGTCGGAGGCCTGGAAGGTTCTGCAAGCGAATATTGCGGCCGCGCTGGGTGACGTGGTGACGGATGATCTGGCGGCGTCTGGTAATGGCTGGGAACCTGAGCCGATACGGTGGGATGATTGAATATGAGCAATCTAGAAACACTCGCGCGGGAATACGTTGACACGCTCAACGGGGTTCCGAATGGCTTAGGGCATTTTGCGCACTTGTATTATGGCCGCGCCGATAGTCTGCTTGGGCTTATGTATCGCCAGCACGGCGAGGAGGCGGCGCAAGCGGCGATAGCTCTCGCGGTGGCTGATCGTGTTAAGGCTATTGGGTCTGATCCGATTGACGGGCGCTATCTGTCGGCGTGGTACGATACAAGCGGGGAGCTGGAATAGTGGCAAGCCCTGGATGCTCCAGGCCGTCAAGCCCTGCACAACGGCTGTGCGATCGGCAACGGTTCAAAGCCCTACTGACACGCAACGCAACATGACAATGGAACCACGGGAGATGTGGGAAGCCAGGGTATTCCTCGGCGAGCTATGGGGCCTTAACAGACCCATTACGTGGGGAGAACTAGGCCGGGCCTTAAGGCTGGGTGGTTCTGATGTAGCGCAGTCCGTAAGGGACTATGAGAGGGGAAAGACAGTCATATCCGGGCCTGTATCCGTTGCCCTCGATCTCTTCACGTCTGGCGCTCTTCCGCCTGATGGTCTCTCGGAGGTGCTAAATCATGCCAAGCCCCAAGCCTGAACCAGGCAAGCCGTCGGCAACCTATCAGGCCGCCCAACGCAAGGCTAAGGCGACGAGAGCTAAGGCATTGAAGGGAATTAGGGTTGTCGCTGCCACGCCTGAGGTGATGGCGGTACTAGAGAAAAGCAACCCGAGTTATGGCTATCGCGGGGCGCTGCTACCTGATCCGGTGACGCTCCAGCGCATAGCTGATCTTGCCAGGATCAACGCGACAAACAAGGAAATAGCCTCTGCCCTGCGGGTCTCGGAGGAAACCTTCATCCGTTTCAAGGCGCAAAATCCCGTTGTATCTGAAGTACTTGACGCCGAACGGGGCGACGGCAAGGTCAGTCTGCGGCGGGCTCAATGGCGGGCTGCGGTTGATGAGGGCTCGGTGCCCATGATGATATGGCTGGGCAAGAACGAGCTTGGCCAGAGCGACAAGGCGGAAGTCTCTCACGATGTAAACGTGACCGTCCTGCGGGCTCTCATGGAGCTAGGGGACGAATAGGATGGCCTGAGGGCAAGTCTTCGGCGGCCTCGCTACTACGTTTCCGCCCCCTGCTACGTGTCATGACTGGCAATAGAGGGGATGACGACTAGAGAGGCATGGGGCAATGTGACCTGACCTCTTGTCTGTCCGTCCATGATCTCCTGAGGTTCTGTCCTATAATCTTGACCTATACCCCCACACCACCCCTTATAGGGTTAGATTGAGGGCGAAAGCGGGTCCCATCCCTCACACTTCACACCTCACTTTACTTTTCCGCGAACATAACAAAACGCAAGTCTGCCAAATCCCCGGGTTTATACCGCCCTATGGTTTATTATCGCTGGTAATAAAGGGGTGGGGGGTGTTTTTGGAGGGTACCCCCGGCTTTTTGGGGCGGTTTGACGGATGGGACCCTATGGATAAATGTGGGTTTGAGTGGGAGTGGATGGGATGCGGGAGCCTTTGACGGACCTTGAGACGGAGCGTAAGGCGCTGATTGATCGGTTGAGGAAGGATCTGGAATACCTGGAGGCTGAGAATGCTCGGTTGTATGGGCTTAATCTGGCGTTGAGGACGGACCTTTCCAGGATTCCGCATTGGGTGAAGAGGGTGTTTCTGTGAGCCTTGCTGAGCTTTCCCCCCTTGAGGTCGAGGCGCTCAAGAAGCTGACCTCGGACTATCCCTATTTTAGTTCCCAGGCTCTGAGGGTCCGGACCAAGACCGGAGAGGTGTTGCCCTTCAGGTTAAACCGTGCCCAGCTTTTTTTGCATGAGAAGCTGGAGGAGCAGAGGAAGGAAACCGGTAAGGTCAGGGCGATTATCGTGAAGGGAAGGCAGCTAGGGGCTTCTACATATATCCAGGGGAGGTTTTATCACAGGCTATGGAAAGCCCGGAGAGCCTTGAGGGCGTTCATCCTCACTCACCAGGACGATGCTACAAACAACCTTTTTGGGATGGCCAAGCGGTTCCATCAGCTCCATGCGGTGCATGGTAAACCACCCCTCACTGCCGGTAATGCGAAGGAGTTGCGCTTTGCTCACAACGATTGTGGTTACCAGGTGGCCACTGCTGGGTCCCGGGAAGTAGGTCGTGGTAACACGATCCAGCTTTTCCATGGGTCCGAAGTGGCTTTCTGGCCCAATGCCGAAAGTCATGTGAGCGCATCCCTTCAGGCTGTAGGAGATGTGGATGGAACCGAAGTTATTCTGGAGAGTACGGCTGATGGTATCGGAAACCTCTTCCACCGAACAGCTATGGCAGCCATCCGGGGAGACAGCCAGTTCAAGCCCATATTCCTCCCTTGGTTCTGGGGAGAGGATTATGCCACCCCATGTCCGTCGTCCTTTGAGCCGTCAGAGGACTGGTATGATTATGGCAGAATCCACGGTCTGACCTGGGAGCAGCTTTATTGGGCGTGGCTGAAAAATCGCGAGATGGCGACGTCTATCTCTGAGAGCGAGGACAAGCCCTGCTGGAAGTTCAGACAGGAGTTCCCTTCAACTTTCGATGAGGCGTTCCAGTCCTCCGGCAACACGTTCATCCCTGCATCCATGGTGCTTCAGGCCAGGAGACCCGAAGAGAACATCATCGGACGGGGACCTATCATCATGGGAGTGGACCCTGCCCGATCGGGAGACAAGGTGGGGATCATTGATAGATGTGGCAGACGAATGGGTGAAAGGGTTTGTGAGCGCATGGACCCCGGTGGCTCTGTCACTCACGTGGCTTCAATGGTGGCATCCTGGATAGACCGGATCAGACCCGATCTCGTTAATATCGACGTGGGATCCAATGGCGCAGGGGTCTATGACATCCTCATGGACCGGGGATACGGATGGTGCATCAACGCCGTGAATTTCGGTTCATCTCCAGTAACCCAAGGGCCTACAGGGGATAAACTCTATGCCAACCGCCGAGCCGAAATGTACGATACCATGAGACACTGGTTTCAGAGCGAGGGCGGTGTTCAGGTTCCTGATGACGACGGTCTTCAAGGTGACCTCTGTGCTGCCCAATGGGGACCCGGCCAAACCCGTTATAACACGGGAAATGCCCTCGTTCTTGAGGAGAAGGACAGCATCAAGAAGCGCATAGGAGCCTCTCCCGACCTTGGGGATGCCGCAGCCCTGACATTTGCAGTTCCTTATTCCCAGTATGCGAGTGCCCAAAATCAGCCTACAATGTCACGACGATCATCCCGAAAGACAGGATACTGACATGGCAAAGCGTGGAAATGCCAAGGGAAAAGCCCTCCCCACTTCCTCGGAAATGGTCTTTCGCCGTGAAGGCTATCAACCCAAGATCCGCACCTCCATCTTTGCCGAGCCCTGTACCCGGACCTTAAAGGAAATCCATCACGCCAAGACCCTCTCCCAGAACGAGGGTCCGAGGTTCCCCTGGATGGTTGAGGGGAACAGACAAGCAGAGTTTGAAACCCAAGCTACGGTTGCCCGGGGAAAGCGGATGCGGGCTGACGGGGATTTTGTTGGGGGCAAGGATTATAACGAATGGTGAGCTACTGCGACCTTCTGAAGGCTAAATCCAGAAGTCGCATAACAGCGGGATCGGTCGCCCATGCCAAGCTTTCATCTGGTCAATCTGCTGGTCGTTCTCGTCCTGTTCCTCGCCGTCCTTTACCTCCTGAGAAGCCTGAACAATGACGACACCGGCATGTTATAACTGCTTCTATTATTTTCCCAGGCCAAGCGAGCAAGGGCTTTGCCGTTGCAGCCCACCTACGGTGGTCACCATGACGCCGAACATGCCGGAAAATGTCTTTGCTGTATGGCCTTCAGTTGCCTCGGATGACTGGTGCGGAGCCTACAAACAAACCCCCCCTACAGGAAACTGACATGCCTCGCGAAAAGCCTGTCTGGGACAAACCAAGACCAAAGGATCTGGGTAAGTCCAAGCCCCTGACCCCGAAACAGAAAGCCATGGCCAAGCGTGAAGCCAAGGCCAAGGGACAGGTCTATCCCTCTCTGGTGGCTAATATGAATGCAGCCAAGAAGGCGCGAGTGCAATGAGCGGCGCATGGTCCCGTAAGGAAGGCAAGAACCCCGAAGGCGGATTGAACGCCAAGGGAAGGGCTTCTTTGAAGGCTGAAGGCCATAATATTCAGGCCCCTGTGTCTTCTAAGGAAGCCAAGAGTTCCCCGAAGAAGGCTGCTCGGAGGAAGTCCTTTTGTGCGCGGATGTCGGGCATGAAAGGCGCACTCCACGATGAAAATGGAAAGCCGACCCGCAAGCTTCTGGCTTTGCGTAAATGGGATTGCCACACAAGATGAGACAGCCCAAGTCCGTTGGAATGAAGACGGTTCAACGCCGTCCCCTCCCCGTTCCAGAAGCCAAGATCCCCGACGCCATGCCGGTGCGATCGGGCCTCATTCCCATGTTCACCGACGAAAAAGATATGGAAGAGCCCGAGGACAATTTTGAAGGCCAACTGGAACTCCTTCAGTCCTTCATCATGGCCGGAGGAAATATCACCGACCTCCTTTCTGAAGGCCAGGTCCAGGAAATAGGCGTCAATGCCGTGCGCGAATGGCGTACCGATCTTGGATCGAATGAGAAGTGGCGAGAGACAGCCAACCGGGGGCTCAACCTGGCCTCCCAGGATACCGACGAGGACGATGAGAAGAACTATCCGTGGGACGGCGCTTCGGACATCCACTATCCCATTCTCACTCAGGCTTCACAACAGTGGGCCGCACGGGCCTATCCTGAATTGGTGAAGGGCGACAAGGCCGTCGGCATCAAGGTCTTCAATCCCCCGTCAAAGTCTCCGTCTCCGGGTGAAATTGCAAGCCTTGGCCCAAAGCCTACTGATCCGCAGGATGCTCAGGCCAGCCAACAGGCCATGCAAGCCGACCAGCAGCAAAGCGACATGATGGAACTTGCTGCCCGGGCAAAAAATGCCCGGGGGGAAAGAGTTGCCCATTTCATGAACTGGACCATCTTTTATAAGATGGAAGACTGGGAAGGCGAGACCGATCTGATGCTGAACCAGCTTCCCATTACCGGAAGCGGCTTCAAGAAAATCTATCGCGGAGATGAAGGCTTCTGTTCGGACTACGTGGCACCCTTGCGGCTTACGGTTCACTCCGGAACGAAGTCCATCTATCGGTGCCCGAGGATCACCCATGACTTTGACCTCTATCCTTATGAGATTGAACAGGCCCAGCGTAGTGGTCGGTATCGTGCTACTGAACTGCCTTCTATGGGTGCTGATCCTGAAACTCCTCGGCTGGTTATTGAACAGCATCGTCTGGAGGATCTTGATGGCGACGGTCTTCCGGAGCCTTATATTGTTACCGTTGACGTAGACACCCAACAGGTCCTTTCCCTCCAACCCGCCTATGGGATGGAAGACGTCATCATCAACCAGAGGGACCGCAAGATCGTCCGCATCGATCGGGACATGCCCTTTGCGGATTTCAAGTTCCTTCCAGACCCCCGTGGTGGCTTCTATGCCACTGGTTTTGCAAGGCTTTTGGAGAGCATCACCGACAGCATCGACACATCCATCAACCAACTGATGGATGCTGGTAACGCAGAGATCGCCGGTGGTGGATTTATCGGGTCAAATCTGAGACTTACGGGCTCCGGACAGGGCGGTTCCATATGGTTCAGACCGGGTGAATATCAGACGGTTTCAACTCCAGGAGCCGATGTTCGTGCTGCCATTTATGAGCGAACCGTTCCCCATCCGTCCGGGGTGACGATGCAGCTTCTCGATATGCTCCTGGGCGCTGCCAAGGACATTGCCTCCATCAAGGATGTCATTACCGGAGACGGAGCCACCACCGCCCCCGTGGGGACAACCTTGGCCTTGCAGAACCAGGCCCTCCAGGTGTTTTCCTCGATCTACAAGCGGGTTTACCGAGGCTTCCGCGACGAGTTCCGCATCCTCTATCGGACCATGAAACGCTATGCGACGGATGAGGACAAGTTCCATTACCAGGAATTGACCGGCGGGAATTTCGACGACGATTTTGCGGGGGATGGAACGGACATCCAGCCTGTTGCTGATCCCTCTGTAGTTACCAAGATGCAGAAAATCTCCCGCATTCAAACTCTTATCCAGATGGCCGAAAGCCCGGTGGGACAGGCCGCTGGCATGACACAGGCCAAGTCTGCACAGGCCCTCATCCTGGATGCTCTGGATGTGATGGATATCGATCGGCCCGAAAGGTTCATTGCCGATGTGCCACCGAACCCCATTCAAACGGGCATGGCCCAAGCGCAGATCCAGGAAAAGCAAGCCGCAAGCCAGCTTAAGATGGCTCAAGCCGTCAAGGCAAAAGCGGAAGGCACGTTGAACCACGCCAGAACCTTGAGAGAGGTCGGCCTGGCCGCCGTTGATACCCATGAGCTTCACGGAAAATCCGAGGAGCTATTAAACGGGGGCTTAATGACCCCTATGGAAGGAGCGAACAATGCCACCCAACCGCCAAGCGCGGCCATCACCTGATGAGAGGTTCAAGGACGCCGTTCCTGAACCGACAGCCTTCACTTTCGTACCGACCTACGATGAGTTTGCAGCATGGTGCCGCCACCCGGTAACGGGTTATGTGGCAACGGCCATGAACGAAATTGCCGATCGGTACCAGAAAGAATGGGCTCAACTAAGCTGGGACCAAGGAACCTGCGATCCCCTTATTCTCACCCGGTACAAGGCATTTGCCGAAGCCTACCGTTCCTTCTCACTTTCCAAGAGAGACGATTATGTCAACATCCTTCAAGCCTAAGGGCCTGACCTCTCCCCTGCCGCAAGCCCCCAGAGGCATTGTCGGCATTCCGACGCTTGGCAAGATCGGGGACGTGTCCCTGACGTCTGTTCCCCTGCTTGATGATTGTCATCCAGGGTTCAAGCCGACCGAATACAATGTGGTCATTGCCCCCGCTGAAATGGCGGCAAAGGTTGGTTCCATCCATATTGCAGACGAAACCCGTGAACGGATGAGTGATGCTCAACAGGTGGGTCGCATCATCCGCGTCTCTCCAGTTGCTTTCAACTATGACCGCTGGCCCGATGGCTCCGCACCTCCCCAGGTCGGAGACATCGTGTGGTTTGCCCGGTATGCCGGTGCGACCTTTGAAGGACAGGATGGTCGCACCTACCGCATCGTCAAGGACAAGGACATTTCCGGTATCATCGAGGAGGTGACCCATGCCCCGTCCTGATCGGTATCGTGCCCGCGAAACAGGTATGAAGGTGGGCGATGAGGCACAAGATGTTGTGTCGCCAGTACAAGAGCCGCTTGACGACGAAGAGAGTTCAAGTCAATCATCCAAAAGAGGTCCGATTGCACAAAGCGAATTGGATGTTGCCCGATCCGTCGCAAGGCGAATGGGATGGGTCCCTCTAGAGGAATGGACGCGAGAACCCTCAAGTTGGGTTGAGGCGGATGAGTTCCTCGATACCACCACCAAAAAGATCGACAACCTGAAAGACCGTCTCAAGCGGACGGGTCAGGCCGCAGATGCCGCGATCGAAGAAGCGCGTCGTCGTGCGAGAGAAGAGGCCGAAATTCAGTTGCGTCAAGCGGCTCGGACCGGAAATGAGGAACTGGCTGTTCAAGCTGCCCGACAGGTGGCTCAGAATGCAGGACCTGATCCCCGGACGGTAGCCTGGATAGGCCGCAACAGTTGGTTCAATGAAGACCCCGCCGCCCGCATGGTGGCCGCTGCGATCTGCGATCAGGAGGCAGCCAAGGGTGCCAGCATTGAGGACCAGTTGGAGCAAGCCGAGGCCGAGGTGAGGCGACGTTTTCCAGAGCATTTCTCGGTCACGGACCGGGAGGAACCGGAGATGCGTCGCTTGAGCGAGATCCGCAAACCTCCGAGCGTTCAGCCCGGGAACCGTGGGACGCCGCCGAGGTCATCGAAGTCCAATGGATGGAATGACATTCCGTCCGGTGACCGGGTGCAGTTGAGCAAGTTCGTCAAGAAGATGGCGACACACAATCTGTCTGAAGCGGACGCGCAAGCCAGACTTGCAGCGTCCTATTGGGCAAACAAGGGTGATGAACGATGAGTACGGTGCCTGAATTTAATCCCGAACGCGGCCCGGTTGACCGTGCCGATCAGGTGGCCGCAACCCGTCGTCGCCGTCGTGGCGGTAATCTCAACCGCATGGCTCAATTCAAGCTTGATATCTTTGAGCCCGACCAGCTTGATCTGGAAAACTTCGTTTACCGTTGGGTGAATGACGAAGACGGTCGTATGCGTATGGCGACCCATAGCGACGACTATGATCATGTGGGGGCCGGTGAAATCAAGGGCTTCGACAGCGGCACCACCGACAGCGAGAGCGCCGAGCGTATCCGTATGCTGACGGGCCGC